CGAGGCACTATCCAGGCTGGGGCTGCGCAGGTCGGACAATGTGTCCACCATTCATGCGATGGCATTCAGAAGCATGGGGATGCGGCAGTCTCAAGTGGTGGATTCGATGAAGCTGCGGGAATTCTCCATGGTTATGGGGGTACCAATCATAGGCAAGTCTCCGGAGGACGACGAGGAGCGAGCGGACGGGGACTTTTACTTGGATATACTCAATTATGCGAGAAATACGTTCAGCAACCCTGCCGAGGTCTACGACGTCTCTGATCGACCTGGGACTCGCGCCGAATTCAATGCTTTTGTTCGGGCCTATGCTGATTGGAAATCTACATACGGCTATTACGACTTTACCGATATGCTGGAGCGGGCCGCGAAGGGCTCGGTCCGCACCGATGCCGAAGTCGTTTTCGTCGACGAGGCTCAGGACTTATCACCTCTTCAGTGGTCAGTCATCGAAAAGATCTGCAAAAGGTCTTATCAAGTTATCATCGCAGGGGATGACGACCAAGCAATCTACACTTGGGCCGGTGCGGATGCTCACGGTATGGCAAGATTCACGCAAAGGCATAAGGGTAGTAGCACGGTTCTCACGCAATCGCATAGACTTCCATCTTCAGTCCACTCGCGCTCTCAAGGTCTCATCCGTCGCATCAATTTCCGAGTGGATAAAGAGTTCAATCCCCGAGCGGATTTGGGATTGGTCCGCGTACATGGCTCGATCAACTCGGTGGACATCGAGCATGGGACGGATACACTACTCCTCGGGAGGACTCATTCAGTTCTACGTGAAGTGGAGCAATCGCTCATTGAAAAGAGGACACCCTATACGCGGGAGAGCGGCAGACCGGGAATGTATCAAAATCGGTTCGCGATCGGCATCCGAGCGTTCAACAAGTTGGTCCGGGGGGAGCGGATCAGTGACGGTGAACGAAACGCAGTATTCGCGGTCGCCACAGCCGACACCCGAGCAGCGCTTGAAAGAAACGATTATGCAGCCGTCACAAGAAGTCCTTTCTATGTGGCCCTCGCTATCCCCGGGCGCGTCGTGGACTTTTACGCTGACGCCGACCTCGACGTCGCACCTACTATACGACTTTCAACAATCCATGCTGCAAAAGGTCATGAAGCGGATCGCGTCATTCTTCTCACGGACATGACAACGCGGGTGCAGCAGACGGCGGAAAAATCACCCGACGATGAAGTCCGCGTGTTTTATGTCGGAATGACCCGTAGCAAGAACGTGCTCGATATAGTGGAAGGGTACAACGGGTACAAACTGTGATAGTTGACCGATCATCCTAGTGGTGATATAATAGCATCTTCATCAACCAACGCATAGAGGACTGAAATCGATGGCATACGACAACACTAATTCGGGCATGATCGCTCGTAATGAGAATCGTAAGACCGACAAGCATCCGGAGTTTACCGGTTCACTCAACGTCGAAGGCGTGGACTTCTGGGTGTCGGCCTGGGTGAATGAGGGTAAAGAGGGTGGCAAGATGGAGGGCAAGAAATATTTCTCCCTCAAGATCAATCGAAAAGAGCAGCCAGCTCGTGGAGCACCCCCCATCTCCAGCGGTAATTCGAAGTACGACGGCGGGTTCATCGACGAAGACATCCCCTTCTGATGTCCGCGTTTCCTCGCATAGACAGCGTGCCCGTTATGGTGATCGACACCGAGACCACCGGGCTGCATTGGTGGAAGGACAAGCTATTCGGCGTGTCCATCGCACTCCCGGACCATGCGTGGTATTGGGATGTTCGCACCAACCCCGGTGTGATTAACTGGTTGAACGACCTTATTCGCACACAGTCGGTGGACAGGTGGGTGGGTCATAACCTCAAATTCGATCTTCATTTCCTGCGGGAAGCTGGGGTATCCATTCCGCTCGACCGGATTGACTGTACCATGGTGCGGGCGGCTCTAATCAGCGAACACGAACCCACATATGCGCTCGATTTCCTGGCTCGCAAGTATGCGGGGCAGAAGAAAGATGACGAGATTTACGAGGAGATGGCGAAGCTGTTCGGGGGTAGGCCGACTCGTAATGCCCAGATGCCCAATATTTCCCGGGCACCCGAGCATGTGGTTTCGAAGTACGCGATTCAAGATGCGGTAGTGACCATGGCGCTGTACAACTGGCAGCGCGGGGAGATAGAAAAGCAGAATCTGCACCAAGTCCATAAGCTCGAAACGGATCTGATGCCCGTGATCATGGATATGGAGTACCATGGCGTGCGGGTGAACGTGGAGCGAGCAGAGAAGGCGGTTCACGGCCTCACGAAGCGCATCGACGTCATGCAGCGGGATCTGAATACCCTCGCTGGCTTCGAGGTCAACCCGAACCCGTCCGGGTCCATCTCCGATCTATTCAAGCCGACTCTCGGCGAGGATAACGAGTGGTATCTGGTCGACGGCACTAAGGCGGACAAGACCGATGGCGGGAAAGCATCGATCAACGCCGATTGTCTGCGCAGAATGCGGCACCCAGCGGCTGCGATGATTCTCGACTTGCGCAAGATGCTCAAAACGCGGGACACATTCCTGAAAGGTCACATTCTAGGACATCAGCATGACGGCACGATCCATTGCAACTACAACCAGACTAAGAACGATGCTGAGGCTGGCACCGGAACCGGACGACTTAGCATCACTAATCCGGCTCTCCAGCAAATCCCATCAAGAGATAAAGATATTAAGTCGTTGGTGCGCCCCATCTTCATACCAGATGTTGGGGCCGATTGGCTGGGTCTGGACTGGAGCCAGTTTGAGTTTAGGGTTGCTAACCATTACGGTCAGGTACCCACGATTCTGGAGGCGTATCAAAAGAATCCAGATCTAGACTTTCACCAGTTGGTGAGCGATCTGACCGGAATTCCTCGAAATGCGCAGTATGCGGGTGGCCCAAGCTCCAAGGCTATCAATCTCGGTCTTGCGTTTAACATGGGTTCCGGTCGGCTGGCTCAGGAGTGCGGGTTGCCGTACACCGAGGAAGTAGGGCCTAATGGCAATGTGTTCTTGAAGGCTGGTCCTGAAGCGATGGCGATTTTCGAGAAGTACCACGCGGCGAATCCCGGGATGCGCAACACGGCGACCAAAGCCAGCGGCATTGCTAAAGAGCGTGGCCATGTACGCTCGATCATGGGTAGGCACATTCGGTTCCCGGGAGGGCAGTTCGTGCACAAGGCGTCGGGGCTGATTTATCAAGCCACAAGTGCGGATTGCATGAAGCAAAAGCTGATCGAACTGCACAGGTACTTAGTGGACAAGGAGTGTGGCAGACTGCTGCTCACTGTGCACGATGAAGTGGGTATATCTCTGGACAAGGACGCAAAGGAGGAAGCGCAGGAGGTAGCTCGGATTTATACGACGTTTGATGGTGTCGAGTGTCCCATTCGGCTTCGGGTTCCGATTCGGTGCGATTGGGGTGTTGGTGATGATTGGTACGCAGCAAAGGGGTGAGTCATGGAATCGATTAAAGTAGTGGTAGACTTGCAATACGGCAGCACCGGCAAGGGGCTGATCGTCGGATATCTGGCCGAGGAGGAGGGACCCGACACGGTGATCACGGCGTGGGCACCGAATGCGGGGCACACATACATCGACAGCACGGGTCGCAAGTTCATTCACACTCATTTGGGCAATGGTGTGGTATCTCCATTTCTGAGGCGCATCATGCTTGGCCCGGGATCGCTAATCAATCCGCAGCAGCTTCTGGACGAGATGAAAGCGTGCGAGGACTTGATGGATGATGAGGTCTCAGTCATCATTCACCCACACGCGGCGATCGTCACGCAGCGGCACATCGAGGAAGAAGCGGGGCCGATGACCAAGATCGGGTCGACCAAAAAGGGCGTGGGTGCCGCGATGATTCAGAGGATTCGGCGTGACCCGGACGACATGAACATAGCGGCCAATTGTAAAGAGCTAAAAGATCTGGTCACCACCGTGCAGGGATATCGGCACGCGCTGGGAAAGGCTAGGCATGTCCTGGTCGAGGGTGCGCAGGGCTACGGGCTGTCTATGTACCATGGGTTTTACCCCTACACGACTTCGCGTGATGTGAGCACGTGGCAGATTCTGGCGGACTCGGGCATTCCGTACGAAATGCTGTTCCACGCGTCGGGCCGCACTAGAGTAGGGGTGATCGGGACGTGCAGGACGTACCCGATCCGGGTGGCGAATCGATACGACACCGAGGGTACGCAAGTCGGGTATTCAGGTCCGTGCTACGACGATCAAGTGGAGATCAGCTTCGAGGACATCGGCCAGAAGACGGAACTTACTACTGTGACGAAGCTACCCAGGCGCATATTCACATTCAGCGCGAAGCAGATCACCGACGCGATCAGCTATAATGGTACCCGAGAAGTGTTCTTGAACTTTGTAAATTACGTTCGTGATGAGCGCGATCTGGTGTCCATCGTAAAGGCTATCGAGGAGAATGAAGCGGTGGTCAGATGGATTGGCACTGGTCCGACGTATAAAGATGTCCACCATCTGAACTACGGTTCCCGGACTTTTCGTATGGACAAGATTATTGACATTTGGAAGGCGACACGAGTATGATGCAAGTCGAATCTACGGTACACACTGATGAAGCCAACGACGTTCCGTGGTCGGTCAATCCCGAAAATTCCGCGCAGATCATCGACGCGCAAGGCGCTACCGTCGCGTCTTTCGAAGTCCGTCACCACTTACGCGGCGTCATGGGGAACTGCGACAAAAATGCCGAGCTGGCTGTACGCGCAGTTAACGCGTACAAAAAACGCGGGGGAGCCGACATACGTCAGTTACAGGATCGGGTTACCCGTTGGGCCGATAGTAACTTTCCACAACGCACGACGAAAGATATTCTACTCAAGCTCTACGAGGAGATTGGTGAGTATTGCCGCAATCCGCGTGCAGCCCTTGAAATGGGCGATATCATGATCTTGCTGCTCGATGTGGCGCACAAGAACGGCATCGACGTGCACAAAGCTGTCGAGGAGAAGATGGACATCAACGAGGCTCGCCAGTGGCGGGTGGACGAAAACACGGGGATCATGCGTCATGTCGGATAACTTCGAAGAGTGGTACTCGGAAAATTTCGCCGACATACCGGGCTCGAATAACGAAGAGTACAAATCCGTGACTCGCACGCTTTGGTCACTAATTGTCGAGCGGATTGCGCGTAACGTCGAGATTTCAGTATTCGAAGATATCAGCGGTGAAGCCGTTGCAGCGATGATCAGGGCGATGAAATGAGCACGTTGATTGAAGCAGCAGAGCGCAACAAAGTGGCTTCATGGATGATGACCAAGGGCTACGCCACCGGCCACGGTGATACGGTTGAAGACCTGCTGAAAGAGTTGGAGTGGCAAGTTGCAGACCGCTGCGCTGAGATTGCCTACGAAGCCGAGCCGTGGCATTCTGCTGATCTGATCCGTGAAGCATTTGGAGTGAAGAAATGAGCCTTACTACTGCAGAACAATTGAGGGCGTGCCACGTTCGTCGTTGGCACATTGTGCAAGTCGCACGCGAGCAGACGCTGGCCGAGCACTCATTCGCGGTTGCGGTGATCGCGGGATCGTTGGCTGCTGCTATGCGGTGGCCGGGTCTGATGCAAAATAACCTGCAACTCAAGCTGCTGCAGTGGTCGCTGTCGCACGACATCATCGAAGTGCGCACTGGGGACACGCCGACCCCGTTCAAGCGGGTGCTGGAGCAAGCGGGTGGTAAGGGCGTTTTCGAAAAGGCCGAGGATCTGGTGGACACGGACTACGCGGGCGCGTATCGTCAGATTCGCGGGACCGACATCGAGGTGATTGTAAAGCTGGCGGACCAGATCGAGGCGATCTACTTTCTGCAGGACAACGGTATAGGAGCACACGCCATTCAGGTTCTCGACGGTTTGCGCGAAATCCTGTCTAGAATGGTTAACGATATAGAAAAGGAACACCCTAATCTGAATGTGCGCGAGGGTGTCCGCAAAGTGTGTCAAGACATAGGAATTCATGGGGGCTGGCTGTGAAATGCATTGCATGCGGATATACGACTTTCGTGAGCACTACGTACCAGAATGTGGACAACACAACCAAGCGTAGGCGCTATTGCGTCAAATGCATGTTCAGATTCACCACTCGCGAAAAAGCCGAGGACAAGGATCAAGCGAAAGTCGAGGCGTGGCGCAAGAAGAAGAGCATCTCGACGGCTGGGGATTGACGGGACTATCCCATCCGTGGTATAATCGGGGATTCATTAACCAATAGAGGACACACCATGACCCCAATCTACTATCACCCGGACCAGGACGCCGACTACGCCTTCATATCGGTCAAGAAGGTCGCGGAGTTCGTTCGCCAATCCGGTCGCAAGCCCAATCCGGTGGACCCGCTTGCGCCCGAGGATCTGGCCGTGGCGCACGATCCTGAATTCGTACTAGCAGTAGTCGAGGGTCGCAAGAAGAACGGCTTCGGTAATACGGACCCGGCTGTTAACCGGGCTGTTCTGGCTTCCAATGGCGCATTCTTTGACGCAGCGACTCATGCGCTGCGCTGGGGTGGTGTCACGTGTTCTGCGACGCAGGGGTTCCACCACGCGCACTGGGACCATTGCTGGGGGTATTGCACGTTCAATGGTTTGATGCACGCTGCCGTGCGGATGGTCAATGTCGGCGCACGGGTAATGATCATTGACGGGGACGGGCATTACGGCGACGGCACGGACGACATCATCGGCAGGCTGGGTCTGGAGGAAAAGGTCGCCCACATTCGCAGGGAAGACCTGGGGGCATCACGGCATACCCGCTGGGAGCATGTCAAGTGGCGCAGCTTTTTCACCGACTTGATTCGTCAGCATCGCCCGAGTATAATAATGTATCAGGCCGGTGCGGATGCCTGGGACCAGGACCCCTACGGGGCTGGATACCTGTCGAAAGAGGGCCTTGCGGCTCGTGATCGTGGGGTATTCAGTGCTGCTCACAAGTTGCGGGTGCCGGTCACCTGGAATCTAGCCGGTGGGTACAGTGACCTGATGCAGCTAACCATCGACCTTCATCTGCAGACTCTGGCGATATCCGACGAGGTATTTTATGGCACCACCGCTCCCACTGAAGTTCCATCCCAACGCGCCTAAGTCGTTCGCTGAATTGATGGCAGGAGTCGACAGGGGGCACGCTGCATTGCGTGCTGTCCCTGGCGCTCAAGCGATACCACCCGCGTTTCGGCAGATGCAAAAGAACATGTTGCCGGGTGAAATCCTCGACAAATACAGCGATATGGGGCTGTTCGGCAAGACGCCGAAAGGCGAACCTGTGCGGGCCACATTGGTGCCGTCCAGGGGGCGCGATATCAGTGATGTGAAAAGCGGAAGGCTTCCGTCGGAGGGACGCATACGGCTTGACCCCGAGAGCAGGGTGCCTAAAGATATATTCGAAGCTGCACAACTCCCCGATCGCAATGCGAGTCGCGGCGAGTACCCCAGGATTAGTTGGGAAGAGGACACCGGGATTGGGTCGGGTTACGGGATGCTTTCGCCTTTGCAAGACGCTATGCGCAGAGCACGCCGGGACCCGAATAGCAATCCCTCGATGCTGGACATCAACGCGATGTCGGTCAAGCCTTTCGTAGCTACGCCAGACCCCGACATTCATTGGTGGTCACAGGGTCCCAGCCGTGGTCGAATGCTCTACGGCGCACTTTATGACATGATCCGAGCTGGGGGCCATGGCAATGCGGCCAGAACGCTGACTGACATCAACACCGTCCGGCGATTAGGTAATGTGGCATCGCATTCAGCGGGGCATGGTGATTTGGGATTCATCGGACCGGTCAGCGAGTATCCCTCTCACCTCGCCGGACCCGGTAAACCCAGCTTTTCACCCCAATTGTTCAATCGTCCTCTCACCAACCGGCCAGGAGAAGAGACTTGGATGCGCACGACGATGGGACCGGATATAGCAGCACAGGCCATGGGTCTAAATCCGAAAGACCTGCTCAATATGACGCCCGAGCAGATTCGGGGTCTGTTGTACGCTCGCGAGGCGAATTTCGCGGCAGCGTCGGGTCCAAAGTCCGGATCGAGAGTGTCACCACTTCGGCTGGGCGACCCCAATGTGTCGATGTACGATAAAGCGGCGCTCGCCGATGTGGCGCAGAACGCTCGGACATACGGTCAAGACGAATTGGCCGACGCGTTTGGTCCGCATACCCTCGGGCGGCAGATGACCACGGAAGAACTGATGCTTCGCATAATGCGCAGGGGGGAGACACCGGAAGAGATCGTAGAAGACATGATGCTTCGCGGCAAAGAGGAGGGATTCGATGTGCAAGACGCCATTCGTGGACGGTATATGAAGGGAGGACTAGTTGCAGCACTCCAAAGTTGATATAGAAGCAATCACTGATGAGCGTGGTCGCCAGTATGGGGATTTCACTCACCAGGGCATAATTGCGCAGGACTTGAAGGAGTACATGCGCGAGCAGGACGGCTGGCGGCGGCTCAAGAGCCACCAGAAGGAAGCGCTCGACATGATCGCGCACAAGATTTCGCGAATCCTGAACGGCAACCCCGAGCACCGGGATTCCTGGGTGGATATAGCGGGGTACGCCCAGATCGTGGCGGAGAGGATACTTGACAAGTAATTCCACCCGTGGTATAATAAAGCTTTTCAACCAACCGATAGAGGACAACACAATGGCTAAAGTAACTACTTCCGCGATCGTCGTCACTGCTGCGATCATCGACGAGCTTGCGGCGCTGCGCGAGCAGATCGCGTCGCTCGCCAAGCGTGAAAAGGAACTGGTCAAGGCGGTGCGCGAGGACTGCAACGGCGTGGACACTATCTACCGTGGCGTCAATTACGTGCTCAAGACCCGTCACATCTCCTCGGAGCGTCTGGATACAGTCGCCGCTCGCGAGGCGCTGGGTGAAGAGTGGTGCTCGACGCATACTAAGACCAGCGTGGCGATGAATATAGATACCACCGAGGTGCTGTAATGCACCCGGTCAAGCTGACTAAAGCGCAAAAGGTGGAGCGAGTGGTTCTGCTGCTGGCTCTGATTGTTCTGGCTCTTGACGTTTTTGTATGGAGGCCCTGAAGTGAATGAATCCGAAAGACAACTCGACCTTGCCCTCGGTGACGAGCGCAGCGAAAACGCTCGGCTGCGCGAGGAAAATGCCCGACTGCACGCCCTCGTCGGCGAATTCTCAAGGCGGCTGCTCGCCATCGAAAGACTGGCCAACGTGGCCTTTCACGCGTCTTACACCCCAGGCGATGAGTCGTCTGGTGAAACGGATTAAGGCGCAAGAAATCGCTAATGCGCCCGACGCGCCGTACTAATACTTGACAGGGTATTGTACGAGTGTTATAATTGAGACTTCAACAACCAACCGATAGAGGACACTGCAAAATGGCTCATCAACTGCACATCAATTCCGCTGGTAAGGCCGCAATGGCGTACGTGGGCGAGACTCCGTGGCACGGACTCGGACAAGCGCTGACGCCGGACGCGAACCTGGACGTCTGGACCCGGGAAGCTGGCTTCGATTGGGAGGTCAAGCGTGGTGCGATCGCCTACGAGGTGCGCGACGAGAACGATGCTCCGGTGCGGATGCAAACGGTACCCAAGCGCTGGGCGCTGTATCGCTCCGACACGGGCGCACCGCTGTCGGTCATGTCGAGCAATTACCACATCACGCAGCCCCGGGATGTGATGGAGTTCTTCCGCGATCTGTGCGAGGTCGGTGGCTTCAAGATGGAGACTGCGGGTATGCTGCGCGAGGGCGCGACCTATTGGGCACTGGCCAAGGCCGACGATTCATTCGATGTCGGTGGTGGTGATGTGGTGCTACCCTATCTGCTGCTGGCCACCTCGTGCGACGGCACACTGTCGAACGTAGCGCAGTTCACTACCACCCGCGTGGTGTGCAACAACACGCTCACCGTGGCGGTGGACAACAAGACCGGCCAGATCCGGGTGCCGCACAGCACGAAATTCGACCCGGTGCGATTCAAGACCGAGTTGGGTCTGATCGGTGGCGCATGGGACCGGTTCAAGGGCGATGCGACGACGCTGAGCAAGCGCAAAGTGTCGAAAGAGGAAGCGGCCAAGTATTTCCTCGATGTATTCTACGGCGAAGACGAGGAGATCGACCCCAAGGCCAAGCGCCCGATGATCGAATTGGTCACCAAGATCTACTTGGACGGGATTGGGCAGCAGGTCAAGACCGCCACCGGCACCGCCTGGGGTCTGCTCAATGCCGTCACCCGGTTCGCTGATCACGAGCGCGGAGCCGCTTCGCGTGACACTCGCTTGCAATCGGCGTGGTTCGGTGCTGGTGCTCGACTGAAACGCGACGCCCTGCAAGCCGCGCTCGCCTTGGTATAATAGGAGCACTGCGGCACCGCAGTTGCTGCAGTTGCCCTTAGGGAGGGCTCGAAAGGGTCCTCCCATTTTTTAACGCAGACATAGAGGACAATCATGCGAAAGATCAGGTGGTCGAACGCCGAGAAAGAACTCGTTTTCAATTCGCTGGTGCACGAATTCAAGAGATTCCCGTCACTCAGTGATGAATCTGCGCTACGAAATGCGCAACTGCAGCTGCCCGAATCCCGGCGAGCGAAGATCAATTACCAGAGGCTCAAGACGTACGAATCCACGATAGAGAAGGCGAGAGGGCGAGCGAAAGAGTTGGCCAAGCCGTTACCGGAGCCCGCACCACTACCGGAGCCCGCACCACTACCGGAGCCCGCTATGTCGTTGGAGACCACCATAGGCAAGGCTCTCGTCGCGCTGGTGGACCAGATATGCGCGATGGTGATCGAGCGCGTCGCGCAATCGCAAATCGAGGCTTCCGCATTCCGGGTGGACCGGGCTGAAGCGAAAGCGAACGTGCGGGAACGCGAGACCCTCGCGACTGCGACCGAGGTACGCGACACACAGCGGGTTCTTATTGTCGGGTTGATGGGTGCGCAAATCGGCTACGTGCGCGACAGATACCGAGGTCGGCCTCTGGAACCCGTTTTCATGACAGCGGACGAGGCGAAATCGCAATCTGTTAATCGGGGCTGTCCCATCGTGCTGATGACGAAATTCATATCGCACGCGGTGCAGACCAAGGCGCAACAGTCCTCGCAGCGGGTGTTGTATTGCAATGGGGGCGTGGACGAGTGCAGCAAGATAATCGACGACATCTTGAAGGGAGCGAAATCGTGAGAGCTTTTAAACCACTGACAGACGCGGTGCGCACAATGGCGCGCAAGAAATCACTGGCCGAGACAATGGCGCAGGAGTTGTACGAGGCGCAATTCGCGAAGGTTCGAGCAGAAAGCGCGGTGGAGTACGCCGAGTCGATCGTGCGGTACAACGAACGCCGGATCGAAAGGCTGCAGCAGCGGATTCGCGAGGAGATGGCGCGAGGGGATACTTGACAGGGTATTGCACCTGTGGTATAATAAAGTCTTTTAACCAACCGATAGAGGACAGCAAATGCAAGTGACCCAACGATACGCAGACCTGACCGACGCCCAACGGCGCGAAATCCGCATGTACGGCTGCACCGAGGCGCAGATGCGCGAGGCGGTCGAGGAGAGCCTGACTTTCCGGTTTTCGGGTCCGGCAATGTACGCCGCCAGCATTCTCTCGGACGCGCAGGAGATGATCGCGCACGACAACGCAGGTACGTATTCGTTCATGCAGGTCGAGGACGCACGCCAAGCGATCAATCGGGCGAAATGGATTCTGTTCACCTACGTCATGAAAGGAGACGCGAAATGAACCACGCGCAGCAACTGCAGCAAGCCGCGAGGCTGTGGCTCAATCCGAACCAGCGCGACGTCGCCGAAATCCGGCTGGACGACCTGTTGAATCCGACGGGCGAGGACGCGATTGTGTCGATCGACTCCTTGCGCGACGACGAATACCTGTCGGGCGTGTCGGTGATCCAGGAATCGGGTGTCGAAACGCGCATCTGGCTTGGCGGTCCGATCGACCACATCCCGGGAGGGCAGTGATGCAAAAGCGCAACTGGTTCAACACGCTGAACGACGCCCTTGAATCCGAGGGGCTACTCGAATCCTGGAAGCCGACGAATCCGCCACTCGAATACGGCGAAACCCGGCAGTGGGCCTGGGACGACGGCACCCGCTGGGGTCGGTGGGTGTCGATCTACCGGAACGAAAAGGGCAGGTACGAGCGCCCGGTGCACTACTCTCGGGGATAGGGGATTGACAAATTGTCCCACCTGTGGTATAATAAAGTCTTTTAACCAACCGATAGAGGACAAGCGAAATGTACAAGACCTTCATCACCAAATCGAGCGCTGGCCACTACACCGTGACCATCAAGGACGAGCAGCGCAACGTGCTGTTCAAGCGCTATCTGATCGACAACCTTGTGTACGCTCGCGAGATAGCAGCTGAAATCCTGGCCGATTTGCAAGCTCGCGCCCGCGAGCCCCAGTCCGATTCGGAGTACGGCAAGCTGTCCGCTGCGAGCTACGAAATTGCAGACTACCGCCTGCGCTCGGAAGTACAAGACGTGTTGTGTTCAGCCGCTGACAACGCGACCGAGACGATGCAAGAGGTGAAAGACCGCACCTGGGAATCGGTTTTTATCAGCAGCCTGGGCAGCAATCTGTCTTTTTATCACGGCGGCTTGAAAGAGTCCGTCCGCGAGTGGTTTCGCACCAACGGCGTCACATGGTGAGCAGGGGGGTACTTGACAGACTGTTGCACCCGTGGTATAATAAAGCTTTTTAACCAACCGATAGAGGACACGCAAAATGCAAATCGCAATCGACACCCGCACCGCTCACCAAGTCGAAATCGTCGCCGTCAAAGGCGGCTGGACCACCGTGCGCCAGATCGGACAGCGCAAAGAGTACAAGGTCCGCAATGGCCAGCTGTCGAAGATCACCGAAGTGCAGTCTGAAATCCTGCGCGAGTACGTGCTCATTGACCGTGACGCGAGCGCAAAAGGCGACATCGTGCGCCCGGTGACCACCCGCAAGCCGATCGAAGAGCGCCTGAACGGTGTCGTGTACGCCGGGTACCTGCCGCAGTACAGCGCCTATACCACCGTGCGGGCCGACGGCACGAAAAAGCGCTCGATCGACAAGGGCGACAGCGTCGCCGAGCAGCTGCGCTCGCTGGAATTGCACAGCGTCTACAAGCTGGTGGCCCGCACGATGGGCGTGTCCAGCACGAACCTTCACGAGCGCTTCTGCCACCTCAATCCCGGCATGCAGCGCATGAACCTGGGCAACATGCTGCGCAAAGCGCTGCGCGAGCAGTCCGCAAAGGTGGCCGCGTGAAGCGGGCTCGGGTCCGGGTGGCTGCGGCCACCCTGTCCGGCGAAATGCTGCTGGACGGTCAACGCTTCAAATTCCACGCGAACGTCGCCTATCCTCGGATCGATGCGGAGTTCGCGAACCTGGACGACAACTCGACGCCCGTGGACCAGTGGGAAGCGCTGCGGGCGCTTGAGACCTTCATCGACGAACACTTGAGAGGATAAGCGCGAAATGCAAAATGCGACCACTGTCGAGCAGGTGCTGGCCGAGCACTACCCGCGATCGGGCGACGACCCGCTGTACGTGCCCTGGTGGGCGAAAGGCGAGTACGCGGCCCGGGTCGGCACGAAATGGGCGATGCCCGACGGCACCAAAATCGAAGGCGGACAAATCGTCCAAAGGGGCTCCGGAGCCTTTCCGAGCGCGTCGAGGGCCGAGCCGCTATCCAAGCCCCGACCCCAGGCCGAGAGCGCAAGGGAGACCCCACGGCGGGCCTCGTCGACCCCTTCGCGCAGCAAGCGACCCCTGGACCGAGTGGACGAGCTGCTGCAGGAGCACCGAACACTGGATGCCCGTACAGTGCTGTGTGTCCAGCATGGCATTGACCCGGCGATTCTGCGCGACGCGCCGAACCCGGGAGTCGCCAGTATGCGGCTGGCCAACGCTCTGCGAAAGGTGCTGCGATGAGGCTCCCCGAGCAGCGCCTGTGGGATTGGCTTGCCCGACGCTGTGGGCACCTGGCTCACCTGCAGCGAATCGAAAACCGGGTCGGACGCGACGTGCCGGACCTGTACGTGGCCTGCTTTGGGTGGCAGGGCTGGGTCGAGCTTAAGGTGCTGCCCGCGTGGCCCAAAAAAGCCTCAACGCCCGTGCGGCTGGCGCACTGGACTGCGGGCCAGCGGGCCTGGGCTCGTCGGCACGAACTGTACTGCGGGCGAGTCGCGCTGCTGGTCGAAATCGCGGAGAGCGAAACGCTGGTGTTGTTCTCGGCGGTGGACATCGTGGACTCGATCGACACTTGCACTCGCGACCAATGGTTGCAGCGGGCTATCTGGTCCGGGCAGCGAAGTGCGACGGGCGAGCAGGTGCTTGACGCGCTGCGCCGAGTGTGATACATTTACGGAGTGCCGTGCAACGCGGCACCGCTTGCCCATCGTCGGCAGCGCGGAACCCACAAAGCGTTCCATTGTTACATCGCAATGTAACAACCAGTGTAACAACTCTCCCATTCGAAAAAAGGCCCGGTGTTACATCGTTACATGCGCACGCGGGGGGTTGAGCTTGTCACGAAAATCTGAATTCGGGTATATGTGAGATGGAACAATGTAACAAAACGCTCTTCTCGAATGGAAAAGCCGTTACATGAGCCGTTCCATCATCATGGAACGATGTAACACGAGAGCGGCACTTTAGACGCCAAGTGTTGCTGCAGCACCACATTAGGACTCTTCGGGTCCCTCTCGTGTACGCGCACGATTGTTAATAGCTTCCGACTATTGATTTGTGACGGCCGATAGTTTATAGTTCCGGACTATCGATTTGTCACTCTCGATAGTTGTAATGCCTACAAAGCCCGGGGTTGTGTCGTCCGTGCCATGTGTGGTTTAATTCGCCCTATGGCTTTCAAGGACGACCTCACCACGCTGGACCAGATTGGTGCCGAAACGCTTGCCGAGTACGAGCGCCGTGCCGGGATTTCCGCTCAAACGCTGCTGAGCGAAATTCGACGCGACCGCGTGCGGATTCCACCAAGCGAATCCTCGCGTTTGCCTAATTCTCTCGCGTGCAACGATCCGACCGTGGCGGCGATTGGCGATCTCCGTTTGCACGAGGAGACGCGGGCGTACAAAATGCTGCAGATCCTGGCTGAGTTTCGTGATGGTCCGCCCGAGGCGCGATTCTCGATGCGGCACGCGTACACTACAGCGGGCGTACATCGTTCCACGATGATCCAATGGCGAAAGGACCACAAGTTGTTTGATTCGCTTATGGAAGCGATTCAAGAGGAAATGATCGACACGCTGCGGGCTGAGGCCTACCGGCGTGCTGTGGTCGGACACGACGAGCCTCTGGTGCACCAAGGTCTCAAGACGGGCGACACGGTGAAAAAGTATAGTGATGGGCTGCTGCAGTTCACGCTCATGGGCTACGATGCGAAATTCCGGGCGAAAGACGTGAACATGAACGTCAGCGGATCGCTTGATTCCAACGTCAACATAGAGGGACTACGTGACCGGCTTGCACAGCGGCTTGAGCAGAGGGCAAAGGCGGAAGGCCAGTAAAGCTCGGAATCTCGTCGACCCGTCAAATCTGCGAGAGTTTATCGCGGAATTGTCGAACGAGGAGGCGATCGAGCTTTTCTACGATTGGCAGACCTGGGCACGCCCGAACCAGTTCGTACCACCGGGTGATTTGTGGACGATCTGGCTTATCCTCGCGGGTCGAGGCTGGGGCAAAACGCGCTGCGGTGCCGAGTTCGTCCGGTTTCACGTGGAACGAGGCTTGGCGTCGCGCATCGCGCTGATCGCCGAGGACGCGGGCGACGCCCGGGACGTCATGATCGAGGGCGAGTCGGGCATCTTGGCCATCTCGCACCCCAAGTGCAAGCCAGTGTTTGTCCCATCGAAACGCCGCATCGAGTGGCCCAATGGTGCGATCGCCACGATCTATTCAGACAACGACCCCGAGACCCTGCGCGGACCCCAGCACGATTTGGCCTGGGTCGACGAGCTTGCGAAATTCCGCAACGCTGAGGACATGTGGTCGAACCTTATGTTCGGCCTGCGCCTGGGGCAAAGGCCCAGGGTCTGCATTACGACCACGCCCAAGCCGATCCCCATCGTCCGTCGGCTGCTGGACGACGACCGCGTGCTGGTCACCACTGGCACGACTCACGAGAATTTCAATAACCTTGCCCCGACTTTCCGCGACGAAATCATCTCGCAGTACGAAGGCACGCGGCTGGGTCGCCAGGAGCTTTACGCCGAGGTGATCGACCCCGAGGACTATGGTATCGTCAAGCGCGATTGGTTCCGACTATGGGATGCTGATCGTCCATTGCCGGAGTTTATCTACATTTTGCAGTCCTACGACTGTGCCTACACCGAAAAGACCATCAACGATCCGACCGCGTGCAGCGTTTGGGGCATCTTCAAGCCCAGCGATGACCGCCCGATGTGCGCGATGCTCATCGACTGCTGGGAGGACTTTTTGGCTTACCCGGACTTGCGCCCCAAGGTCATCGACGAGTTTAAATCGGTCTACGGCGAACCCGGTAAAAAGACGGATTTGGTGTTGGTCGAGGACAAAGCCTCGGGTATCAGCATCTTGCAGGATTTGCAGCGGGCTGGGGTGCCGTGCCGTGCCTACAACCCGGGCAAGGCCGACAAGGTGCAGCGGCTGCATTTGGTGGCCAATATAATCATGCATGGTCGCGTCTACATCCCCGAGTCCACCGTGCATCCGGGCGAGCCTCGCGATTGGGCCGAGCCGTTGGTAAGCCAGATTTGCTCGTTTCCCGAGGCCGAGCGCGATGACCTGACCGATACGACCACGCAAGCGCTGCGGCTGCTGCGCGACATGGGTTTCCTCAATTTCGACCCTGTACCGGAGGAAGAGTACGACGAGGACAGGGGCAAGCGGGCAAACCCGTACGCGCAGTAAGGAATTACGACTATGGCCGGTGCACTTGAAGACCTCGCAAAAACGCTGGACCTGCAGCCCGCTGATATACTGTCGGCATTTACTGGTCTTCGCGCAGCGGTACCGATTTACATGGGGCTGGGTGCCACCGGGCTCAATGCAGGCGAGGACGAGCAATTGCGCCGCATTTATGGCCCGCTGCCTCCGACGCCCGTTTCACGTGAAACGCCCGAGATGGCACAGCGGCGCATGGTCGAGGAGTTCGAGCAGCGTTTCCCCACACCCGAACTTCGTCGCGCAGTGATCGAGCAGATGCGGGCCAATCGGCGCGAAGGCAGGTTCGACCCCAGCACTGCTACGCGGCGTGCGGATTTTGCACCCCATGCACAGCCCGAGTACAAGGGTCCGGTGGCGACGCCATCGATCGGGAAGCGGAAATTCCAGGCCGGTGGCAAGGTGGTGAAGTCCGCGATGCAGAAAGCGCGAGATGTCGCAGCCGCTGAGTTGTGGCATGGCGGCAATTACCGCAGAGGCGAGACGATCAATCGACCGCTGTATATGACGCCGATTCGCGAGATGGCAGAGTCCTATGTCGATGTAAAGGGAGTGCCGGATGCTACATTGCAGCAGCTCAAGCCTCAGGTATCGCGACCTGCGCCTGAGCGTTTGGTGCGGGCGGCTTCGCGCCGATATGTGCCCGACAATGAGAGATTAGGCTATACACCAGCATCAGCGTTCGACGAGAATCTGCATGATCCGGAGCAGATTGCGGAGATGATTCGCGAATTGCAGCGGCGAGGATACGACAGCGCGGTAGCCCGTGATGTCGGAATGCGCCAGGGCATGTTTTTTGGCGCACCCGTGGGTGACGCGCTTGTAGTGTTTCCTGGTAATAAGGCTTATCAGGCCGGTGGTCGCGTCAAGAAGACCGCGCAGCAAATGGCGGACGAAATGCTCGTGCGGGGCACCAAGACCGCGCAAAGAGAACCGGTGAACCTGTCGCGCCGTGGCTTTTTCGGTTTGCCCGAGTCCAAATCGATGCCGCTGGCCAAGATCGACGACACGACACTGGACAAGCTTGAAAAGAAGTACGCGAGGGAGGGCCAAGCCCCGGCGCTTACCGAGCGGACCACGACGGTATCGCCCGATGCAGGCAAGACGCAATCGACTTTGCGGTCAATCGTCGAAACGCCCATGTCTCGACGCTCATTGCTCCAGGCCGCAGGGTCGCAGGCTGTGCAGAGTATGCTGCCCGCAGGCGCATTGCCAGTGCCTAGCGTCAGCAATTTGGTCAAGCCTGTGGTGCAAGCTGCTACCGCCGCACCTTCGCCGCTAAGCATGATGGGAGCGATAGCGAAAGCTGTGGAGGCAGGACTTAGCGAGCGCCAAGCTGTGGCGGCTGTGCGAAGTATGTTCCCGAAGGCCGATCGGTACGAAATCGAAGACTCATTTCAAATGCTGTCCGACCCGTATGTGAATTCGACGATCGAACCCGGTGATCTGCAAAGACCCGTTGAGACGATGCGCAACCTAATAGCGCCAAATTTACCCAGCGATGCGAGTCCCTTTGCATTGCGTTCTGCCATGCGAGAGGTCAAGCGCGAAGCACCGTTAACTTATAGTGGTGCGAAAGGATTTGCCAAAGACGTTTGGGATGACGAGATCGAGACGTTGTTTGAACGTGGGTATATTAAATCCGACGATGAACTAAGACGGCTGCGCATGGGTGACGAGTCGATTTACGACTTGATGTACGATCGCGGTCGATAACGAAAGTGATTATGGCCACTGAATTCCCACAACCGCAAACCGAACTACCCGAGGGACCTGAGGATCAGGAGGGCATTCTGTTCGACCTGGACGACGAATTCGCGGAGGTCGAGGAGCAGCCCGATGGCTCGGCTATCGTGCGGATGGACGAGTTCAAGGGTCCGATGGAGGACGACGATTTCTACTCGAATCTTGCCGAGAAAATCGACGGCTACAAGCTCGGGAAAATCGCGCTCAAGTATCTGGAACTGATCGAAAAGGACCGGGAGGCGCGTAAAGATCGGGACAAAAAGTACGAAGAGGGTCTCAAGCGCACGGGTCTCGGCAACGACGCGCCCGGTGGTGCTAATTTCCAGGGTGCATCGAAGGTGGTGCATCCGATCATGGCTGAGGCCTGCATTGATTTCGAGTCGCGGGCGATCAAAGAGCTATTTCCACCAGATGGTCCAGTGCGCACGAAAGTGCTGGGCAAGCAGGAGGAAGAAGCGACGTTGCGGGCCGAGCGCAAGCGCGATTGGATGAATTGGCAGTTGACCGAGCAGATCGAGGAGTTCCGCGACGAGCAGGAGCAATTGCTTACCCAACTGCCGCTCGGAGGGTCGCAGTACCTCAAGCTCTGGTACGACGAGCGCAAGAAACGACCATGCGCCGAGTTCATCCCGGTGGACAACATACTGCTGCCATTCGCAGCGACGTCGTTTTATACCGCACAGCGGGCTACTGAGCAGCAGGACATCACTGCCGAGGAATTCGAGGATCGCGTAGGGTCGGGCTTGTATATCGACGTCGATATCGGGATCGCGGCGATGGAACCCGAGCCGACTGCATCGCAGAAGGCGAACAACAAGATCGAAGGCAAAACGTTCGAAGAGAATCAAGACGGGTTGCGTCGGGTGTACCACAGCTATGCGAACATGGCTCTGGAGGACGACGCACGTACCGATGGCGAGGTCGCACCCTACATTTTAATGATCGACGAATTGACCGGTGAGGTCGTCGGGCTGTATCGCAATTGGGAAGAGGGTGACGAAAGCCGTGCGAAACTCGAATGGGTGGTCGAATTCAAGTTCATCCCCTGGCGTGGAGCCTACGCGATTGGTCTGCCGCACCTCATTGGAGGTCTTTCGGCGGCTCTCACCGGCTCCCTGCGTGCTCTTCTGGATTCGGCGCATATCAACAATGCTGCCACTATGCTCAAGCTCAAGGGTGCGAAGATTTCGGGCCAGTCCCAGCAGGTCGAAGTGACTCAGGTGGCCGAAATCGAGGGAGCCCCAGGGGTCGACGACGTGCGCAAGATCGCTATGCCGATGCCCTTTAATCCGCCCTCGCCGGTACTTTTCCAGCTTCTGGGGTGGTTGACTGGTGCAGCCAAGGGTGTCGTGACCACGAGCGAGGAGAAAATCGCGGACGTGACGTCCAATTCCCCCGTCGGGACCACTCAAGCGCTCATCGAGCAGGGTGCAGCGGTATTTTCCGCTATTCATGCGCGACTTCATGCATCCCAATCGCGTGTTCTGAAGATCCTTCAGCGCATCAACCGCTGGTATTTGGATGACATGTCCAAGGGCGACATCGTGCAGGAACTGCCGATCAAGCGCGAGGATTTCAATCGAAGCACCGACGTGATCCCGGTGAGCGACCCTCACATATTCTCGGAGACTCAGCGTTTTGCGCAGAATCAGGCTGTGCTCGCTCTGATGGAGAAATTCCCGGATCAATTCGACCGCAGAGCTGTGCTGCAGCGGGTCATCAAGCAGATGAAGGTGCAAAACCCCACTGAATTGATGCCAGCGATGGCGGAACCGGAGGAGCGAAATGCAGCGGACGAGAATGCGGCGATGGCGATCGGTCGCGCAGCATTTGCGTACCCGCATCAGAACCAACTGGCGCATATTCAGGCGCATTTGGACTTCGCGCTGAACCCCATGCTGGGCTCTTTGCCTATCATCGCGCCGTCTTTCATGCCGATGTTCCTGGAGCATTTCAAGCAGCATTTGATCCTCTGGTATCTGGGCCACATGAACGGATACGTCGAGCAGTCGTTGGGCAAGAAGATCGAGGATTACGACATCCCAGGGATCACCGGAGACATCGACAAACTGTTCGCGGTGGCGTCGCAGCACACTGATATCGACACGAAAGAAGCGTTCGAGAAGGTCGCGCCAGCACTTCAAAAGCTCATCGAAGTCGCTCGGCAGTTCAAGCCCGAGCCCAAAATGGATGGAGCCGATTCAGTTATCCTCAAGACGTCGATGGCGGAGACCGAGAGGCGTGCGGCCAAAGACAAGATGGACGCAGAACACGCCAAAGCGAAGCTTCAGGCTGATATGCTCGAAGAGAATCGCAAGATGCAGATTCAGATCGCCACGAATGCGGCTGATAATCTGACTGACGAACGAATCAAGACTGCCGAACTGTCGAATGACGCTTCGCTCTTGAGAAATGAGCAGCAAAAAACTGCTATTGCCGCGCTGGAAAGCGCTCAACGAACCTTTGGAGAAGGAAATGGCTACATCGAACAGTGATCAAATGGGTCAAGACGTGAACCTGCATAAACGAATCGCTATGGGCGCTCGGCTCGACGGCAGTTCGATGGGTGCCAAAGAGCAGCCCAAAAGCAGCTCCAGCAGCAAGCCCAAGGTGGGCGCACTCATGCAGGCGAAGAAGAAATAATGCGATATGTCAGCGACTTCATCGGTGCTATCGAAGATCGCAAAACGGCAATCGCGCAATCGTTAGTTACTGGCCATGCCATTAACTTCGAAACCTACCAGCGTTTGGTAGGACAGCACCAAGGGCTTGAAGAAGCTCTGGTAATCCTTAACAATCTTCTAAAGGAAGACGAAATTGACAATTGAACTTATGCCGGATGCTTCGCATGAAGCCGCGTTGAGGGATGCATTCCCCGAGGTGGACCCCGGTGCTCTGCCAGTAGGTGGACGGATTCTCGTCCAATGGCGACAGACCAAAAAGACTGTCACCAGTTCTGGCATCGTGCTGGTCGAAGAGACCAAGGAGACCGAAAAGTGGAACAATCAGGTGGCGAAAGTTATTGCGATTGGTCCGCTCGCTTTCAAGAAACGCGACACCCTTGAGCCGTGGCCGGAAGGCAACTGGATTGAGGTCGGAGATTATGTGCGGATGCCCAAATGGGGCGGCGACCGTTGGGAAGTACCCTACGGAGACCCTTCGATTGGCGAGACCGCGCTTTTCAGTGTGTTTAACGATCATGAAGTTATCGCGAAGGTAACGGGTGATCCCTTGAATGTGAAGGCATTCCTATGACTAGCACAGAGAAACTCGAATTGCAGGTATCGGAGGCGTCCGACGGGTCCGCGACAGTGGTTATGCCGCAGGGCGAGACTGCTCCGAATACCGGAGATACTTCCCAGAACCAATCCGGAGACACCCAAGACCGGGACGAAGACGTCGACAATGACGCCGACGACGATTCTGGTGGTTCAGACCCGGATGGGGGTGGCTCGGCGGGGTCAGACCCCGAGAGAGATGCGATCCGACAGGCTCGACGCGAGGAGCGATTCCTCAAGAAGAAGCTCCAGAAGGCTCGGATGAGCGAGAGCAATACGCTGATCAACACTCTGAAGCGTCAAAACGATCAGATGGCCGAGCGTTTGGCAGTTCTTGAGAAGAGGACTGCTGGAGCGGATCAGGCGCGGCTGGACAAGGCGATCGAGGATGCCCACGTACGTCTGCAATACGCCAAGATGAAGATCAAAGAGTCGACCGAAATGGCCGACGGCACTGGTCTGGCTGAGGCGCAAGAGTCTTGGTACGACGCCCGTCGTCAGGTCGAGGCTTTGGAGGCACTCAAGAAAAAGGCAGTGTCCACGCCTGCCAATTCGGCGGTCCCGAAAGCCCCCGATCCTCGACTCAAGCGTCTGGCGGGCGACTGGATGGCCCGAAATGATTGGTACGACCCCAACGGGAAAGACACGGATAGCCGCGTCGCGGTCAAAATCGACGAGAGTCTCGTCGAGGAAGGCTGGGACCCGACGAGTGACGAGTACTGGGAGGAGTTGGACAATAGATTGACAAAATATTTGCCGCACCGTTATAATGGTACCAGTGATGAAAGGTCGTCACAAGCACCTAGAAGGCCAAAGACGGTGGTAACTGGATCTGGACGTGAATCTCAAAGCACCCCGAAGGGGTCGGAGTTCCGTCTGTCTCCTGAGCGCGTTCGAGCGATCAAGGAAGCGGGTCGGTGGGATAATGTCTCCGAGCGCAACAAGATGATCCGCAAGTACGCTGAGTATGACCGTATGAATACGAATAGGAGCTGATTATGAAAGACGACCGCATCAAAAAAGATCTCACCGCTGGTGGCCGGGACTCTCGCGCTACGCAAGATCGTAGAGCCGCCAGTGATGAATTAGCAAGCCAGCAGGAGCGTCGCAGGATGTTCCGGAACGAGTGGATTCAAGAATCCCTCCCCAAGCCGCCCGATATTCCGGGCTATCATCTTACTTGGCTCTCTACCACTAACGGGTACGATCCTATCCACAAACGTCTCCGCATGGGGTACACCCCCGTCGCGATCGAAGAAGTTCCGGGCTTTGAAAACTACAAAGTGAAAGCCGGAGAACACGCTGGATTCGTGGCATGCAACGAGATGCTTTTGTACAAGCTCCCGAACGAACTCTATCAGCAAATCATGGAAGAGCTGCATCACTTTGCTCCCCAAGATGAAGCGGACAAAATTCGCACGCAGATTGAGAACATGGGACCTCGGGATAGTAAAGGTCGTCCGCTCGGTATGGTTGAAGGTGAGGGGATGAGTCAGCTTGACCAAACCATGCCCGTTCCGGTATTTACCTGACGGATCTCGAACTGTATTGGAGAAACTAATATGTCTTCTGCAAATGCACCGTTCGGTCTGCGTCCCGCTTTCCACCCCTCCGGTTTGGATCGCGCTCAAGCGCTGGCTGGCGGTATCGTCTCGGGGTACTCCTCGGACATTCTCAAGGGCCAACCGGTCAAATACGTAACCGGTGGTACTATCGAGCCAGCAGCCGCTGGCGATCGCTTTGCTGGCGCTTTTGCTGGCGTGGAGTGGACCGACACCACTGGTCGTCGTCGCGTCTCGAACTATTGGCCTGCCAACACGGCATACCAGACTGGTTCGTGCGTGGCCTATTTCTACAATGATCCTCTGATCGTGTACGAAATTCAGGCAGACGGCTCTTTGGCGCAGACCTCTATCGGTGATCAAGCCGATCTAAGTGCTACCACCGCAGGTTCTAACGTCACTGGTCTGTCGCAGTGCACCATCTCGACCACTTTGGCCGGTGCTGGTGCTAGTGCTCAGATGCGGATCGTTGATCTTGCCCCGTACCCCGACAATGCTTGGGGCGATGCGTTCACGATTGTTCGCGCAACCATCAACGAGGCGCAGTTCCAAGCGTCCGTTAACGCCATCTAAGGGGGTAAATCATGGCTGCTCCGATGAGAAGTACAGACTTTCGTTCGATCGTTGAACCGATTCTGAACGAATGTTTTGATGGTGTGTACGAGCAACGCAAGGATGAATGGTCTCGCGTTTTCCGCGAAGAGAACGGCATCCCGCGTAACTACCACGAAGAACCCGTCCTGTATGGGTTTGGTGCCGCTCCCCAACTGCCTGATGGCACTCCGGTGACCTATCAGCAGGGTGGTGTGCTGTTCCTCAAGCGCTACGTTTATAACGTGTACGGTCTGGCCTTCGCGCTGACCAAAGTGCTGGTGGAAGACGGCGACCATATCCGTATTGGTCAGGTGTACGCCAAGCACTTGGCGCAATCCATGATCGAGACCAAGGAAACGCTGTCGGCCAACGTGCTGAACCGCGCTTTCAACGCCTCGTATCCTGGCGGCGACGGTGTGCAGCTGAACAGCGCTTCGCACCCGATCGTCAACGGTACTTTCAGCAACCTGCTGAGCACCGCAGCTAACCTGTCGCAGACCTCGCTTGAGCAAATGCTCATTCAGATCCGTCAGGCTGTGGACAACAACGGCAAGAAGATTCGTCTGGTGCCCCGCCAACTGGTGGTCGCACCTGGCAACGTCTTCCAGGCCGAGGTGCTGCTCAAATCGGTGCTGCGTGCTGGTACGGCTAACAACGACATCAACCCCGTCAAGTCTATTGGCTTGCTGGATGAGGGTGCCGCTGTTCTGTCCCGTCTGACCAACGCCAATGCATGGTGGGTTCAGACCGACGCTCCCGAGGGCATGAAGCTGATGATGCGTCGCGCTATGGAAAAGACCATGGAAGGCGATTTCGAAACTGACTCGATGCGCTACAAGGCCACCGAGCGTTACGACGTTGGCTTCACTGATCCTCGTGCGATGTACGGTACTCCCGGCGTCTAAACCATTTTGTGGGGGCTTCGGCCCCCACACCACAAGGAGAAAGACAATGGCAAATCTGATCGTAACTCGATTCCCCAATGGTGTTACCAACGTGGGAGAAGATTCGCCGTTTGCTGATCTGGCAATGCCAGCGCCAACTCTGTTTCACACTTACTTTGAAGATTTCGACTATCTT